TTGACATATAAATTGTTTTAATGGGTTACTTTTTAAAAAATCTTGATATTAATGTTCCCAGTTCCACCCCAGTGATTCTCTTTACATTTTCCGCTATGGAATATAATTCCGTACAAGAAATCATCATCGCAACCATGTACGTTATTGGTATAGGAATTGAAAAAGTGTTTTTTGCTCCTTCGAATATGAGGATTGAAGTAAAATAAATTATTATCTTCTCCGTGGTTCGATACAACCCTTTGCTATTTATCTTTTGACCTTCCTTTTTAGCCGCTTTTATTCCCGTTAATGTGTCTGCAAAAACAACAAAAATTGTAAAAATTAGAAATCCTTTAATTGGAATCAGGAACGAGGCAATGAAGCCGCAGCAAAAACTAAAAGAAATAAATTCCCAAGATTGATGTAATAATTTTAGAATAATTGATTTCATATTTTTAATTTTTTTGCATTATATGCCAATTAGTCCCATCTGCGACTAAAGTAACCCATTGAGGTGTTACATTCCCAGCAGTTAAAATAGCAGTTCCGGGCAAACCGCCAATTAAAGGAACAACATTTGCAGCACCACTTGAAACCAATCCACTTGAAAGATTTTTAACCATATACATTCTCCCTGATGTTGCTGGAGATAAATCTAATGTTGTAGTTGAGGAAGAACCCGTATTAACTATAAATACCCTGTTACTTGTCAATGATACCGCAGCACCAGCCGTTGCAGCAATAAACACATAATCAACGTCTAAGTTAGTTCGTGCATTTGATTCCGATGTTGCCCCTGTTCCACCGTTAGCTATTGGTAAAGTTCCCGAGAATCTTCCAGACCTCCAATAAGGACTAAGCATTGAAGCGGTATCTATTTGTGTTGCATTTAAAGTATTACTTGTAAGGCTTAACCCTGTACCAACAGTTATATCTCCTACTCCATTACCATCAGTATTTTTCCCAAGTATTTTATTTAAACCGTTAACTGAACCGCTTATAGTCATTTGATTTAAAACATTTAAAACATTATTGAATGATTTAGAACCGTTTATTGTTTCAGTGCCATTTAAACTAACTTTGCCATCAATACGACTTGAAAGGGATGTTGTATCTAAGTTTGTTAAAACATTGTTTCCATCTTCAGTAATATTACCAGTAACCGCCAAAGTTGATGACAAAGTTGCTGCACCAGTAACACCAAGTGTGCCATAAAAATTAGAATTACCATCTACGTCTATATTAAATGCTAATTGTTCTGCATTTGGATTTCGTCTTGTATAAAAAGAATAGCCTCCTTGAGTTCCACCGATAGTAGATGTTCTAAATTCTAAGTTAGAATCAGATGTTGGTAATACTATTTCCCTTCTAACATTTCCCGTAGTTTTAAATTGTATTCTTGTTGGTGTATTATTATCAAAACCTTGCAAAGTTAAAACTCCTTCTGTTGTTGGATTAAGAATATTTAATCCTGTAAATGTTCCTGTTGTTGCGCTCAATGTACTTAATAAAGTAGCTGCGCCTGTAATACCTAAAGAACCATTAACATCAAGTAAATAAGATGGTGTTGATGTTCCTATACCAACTTTACCATCAAACTTTATTCTCATTTTTTCTAAAAGACCACTAACATTTGATTTTGTAGAAAAAGTTAAATCAGTAGATGGATTTGAAGCACCTCCAGCCCTTATTCCATATATTTGTGCTAAACCAGGACCTCCAGGAATTGCACCACTATTTTCACCAATTAAAAATTTTAAACCACCATAAATATTATTTGTACTCGTTGTATTATTATATATAGTAAAAGAATTATTATCTTCTGCACTTGTAGAATAATTAGTAGTATTACTAAAAGATGATGTTATTAAACCAGTTGTAGTTCCACCAATTAAAGGTAAATAAGTTGAAGCCGCAACCCCTGACCTTAAATAATTTGTCAACATACTTGCCGTATCCAAAAGATTTAATTTAGCCGCAAACCTTGTATTTAAATTAAGCAAAGAGGTATCAGCCTTTCGTAAATATTTTAACAACATACTTGCCGTATCAGATATATTTACTTTTAAATTTATTCGGCTGCTTAAAGATGTTGTATCTGTATTATTATTTACTATTATTGTATCAGCGTTATTATACTTCCAACCACCCTTAGTCTTAATGTAAACTATCATCACATTATTAATCGTATCTAGAATAACATAAGAGTTATTTATAGTTGAAGATTTCAAAGCAACGGTATCCGATGCACGACCTCTCCAAACCAACCCGTCGCCCGAAGTCTGATAACCTAATCGTTGTTTATTGCCTGTCGCTGGATACTGCCCATAAACGCAAATAGATAGGATTAAAAAAAGAATTGAAGGCAATATTTTTTTACCTCCAATTCGACTAATAACTCCCCTTAATATTTTTAGTAATGCTTCTTGAACTACTATTTCACCGACTTTACCTAACATTTTAATAAATTTTCTTGGTTTTTTTTCTGTATTTTCCATATTATAAAACTATTCCTAATGTTGAATAAATGTCATTGTTTAACTCTTCTTCCTCATCACAAAGATAATCTGGACAACCTATTGCACTTGGTATAAATGCAGTTAAACTCGTTGCACATGAACACAAATAATCCTTAATTCTTTTAGCTTTAACCTCAAGTCTTTGTCTTAGGGTATCTTGATAAAATTTTAAACCGTCAACCCCGACATTTTGTCCGTATTCATTGTCTAAAGTATATAAACCATTTGTTCCAAGTTGCATAACCATGTAAGGCGATGCCTCATAAAGAACTGCGTTGGCACATAAAGATTTTAGTTGACTATCCCAAATATTTTGATAAGCCGTACTCGTAAAAGCTGAACTATCGCCCTTATTAGCTACCATAGAATCATATAGAGTTAATCCAATGGCTGGAACAACCCATCTAAATTCCGCATCTTGAATATGTGGACTAATTAAAGATTTATCTAACCTTATATCCGCTGGTGTTGGTCTTGCAACCCCTCCAGCTATGACCTCACTCGGTTGTATTAGTTGGCTCATTTACTGGTATATCTACGGGTGAATATCCTAAAATTTCTCTTTTCTCGTTTATTGATAAAGATGCGTCAATACCAATATCACCCATGAATGACACGGGTAAAGTATTTGAAATACCAAAGTTTACATCTACAAAAGCACTATTATATTTTGAAATCTCATATAAAAATGGATTTATTATTCTCGATAACATAAGATTTTGTCTTGGCTTTATTACAGTATTCTGCAAATATTCCATTTCTTGCCTTATTTGTTGGTTACTACCTAACTGTCCGCTTGTAGCAAAACCAGCTAAAGATTTAGACCAACGATTTGCAACCACAATCGCTGAAGCTGCTAAATTCTGAAGGTTTAAAAATTCCCCTTCACTTTCTTTTGAGGTCGGTATCCAATTTGCTTTTAGTTTTTCATCTCTCAGAACCTGAACAAATAACTTGTGATTATTTCCCATTCCTGTAAACTTTGACTCAATCCCTTCAACCAATTTCTTAGCCTCATCTTTTGTCATTGAACCAAAAAATTGCATTAACCCAGAAGGCATAAACCCATTTTCAAACTTACTTGTATTAAATCGCTGAATCCTATATTCCATTTCCGCCCACATCTTTGCCCCTATCCACTCAGGCAAACCAAAGTAAAAGTAACCAGCGCTATACTGTTTAACGTGGATAATAGAACGTTCTGTTCCGTCTTCAAATAATTTAAACTCTGGATAAATTGGGACTTCCCTGAACCCCTCATTAACGTAAAAAGAACCGTCTGTCGTTAACGGCACTTCTTCCCAGTTGTCATAAATTCCGATTGATTTTATAATCTGGTCTTGATTTGCTTTTCTTATTCCGACATTGTAAACGGGTACATGATATATATAAGAGAAGGGTTGACTGCCAACCCTTCCCTTTACAATTTCTGCAAAACAGTTGCCGAACGCATCGTAATCAAACGCTAAAGAACCTAAAACTTCTTGAAGATTCTGATTATGTAAATTAATTGAACTTATTATCTGCTCAATTTCATTAAGTGAATCACCAGAAATAACTTCTCCTTTTTGACTTGTTGCTAATAGAGTTGTGGATTTTCCTTTAATAGGTATAAATCCATCCCCAACAACCATATTAGTTTTATCCTCAACTATCCTTCTTAAAGTCGGTGAATTATTGACAATTGCTATTAAACTTTTGAGAAAATCATCTTTTTGAGTAAAGAATCTTACCCATTTAGCGCCTGTAAAATCAAGCCTTTCCCTACTTGGCTCATTAAATATATCTTCCTGAACCAACATAGTATTGGAAGTATCTAACGTTACCGAAGCCAATAAAGGACTAATCCCTCTTTTCGCTACTCTACTATTCCGATTCGGGACTGCTTGTATTTTCTTTATTTGGCTCATATACTTTTTTCTCAGGGGTAAAAATAACGTGCTGCGAAACAGACTTAGGGTTGGCATTATACCAATCCCTAAGTTCATTTTGCGTAAAATCACCGATAGCTTTACGAATTAAACCAGCCTTTCCCGTAGGGTCTGCCCCAACGTACATCATAAACTTGCTTTTTTCTCTAACTATCATAGTTCTATTAATCTAAAAGATTCATTACTGTCTCTCCATTAACGATAAACCTTGCTTTGTTTGTTGTTTTACAATTAAATGTAAGCGTTTCTTGATTTGAATCAGTAAACAAAGCACCAGATAAACCTTCAGCACTTGTTAGCCTAACAGGTCTTTTCTTACCTCCAATAACCTCAGCTCCCCAAATCCAATAAAGCCCTGTATTTTCAACGTGAACGCAAACTAAGCCGCAAGCCTGTCCTGACATATCTTGAATCAAGTTTCTTAACTCTTGGTCACGACAATTTATTACCCCTGTCAAAGATTGTTCAATCGAAACCGACAAAGTATCTGGGTCTTGTGTAATCGTTTCTGTAAACGCTCCTGAATCTTGCCTGAACTCTACTTCGTAAAAAATAGACGCAGTAGAAGTCATGGTAATAGCAGTACAAGCCCCTGAAGCATTTGTACTAATACTTGTAACTTGATTTGCATTTGCTAAATAAAGTTTACCAATACCACCAGCACAAGTGCCATCTGTACATTGATTTAGCCATCCAGCCGTTATACTACTCATTTTATTTTATTTTAATAGCCTACGCTGATTAAAGAATGGTGAATATAATTAACGCCCATTTTAAAACGTGCCTTAATATATACCTTTTCGTCTTTCTGGTCGTACCAAAGTTCTAATGCAGTTTCAGGACTTAATGTATCAGTTGCTAACACCTTGTTTTGTGGGGTTGTATATTCAATATAATGAGGTTTAGTTGTTCCTAATCCTGTTAAAATATCATCCCATCTCCATTGAGCCACAACTGGTATA